CCTACACCCGCTAGCGTCCCCGTGTAATCCAACATTTTAACCATTTGGCCGTACTGTGTGAAATCCAGCATTTTACCAAAGTCACCACCATAGGTGTCTGTAGCATCCCCTAATTTCTGATTTTTTAATTGTCTCTCATCAGGGTGTAAAGCTACAAAATGGGCTGCCAGATATTTCTCAATCTGCGCAAGTAAATCGCTTGAAATTCCCGACAAGCCCAAATGTTGAGTAACTAGTAAATTCGCTGTGGTGATAAAAGGCGTTGTATCAGTTAAGACATTTAAGGCTATTATCTTTTTTACTTCTGCATCTGTTGTGCGTGCCATTTTAACTAAAACACCTTCTAATTAAAGTATACTATTCAGCTTTTTTAGACTCTTCTTTAGATTCTTCTTTAGCTTTACCCTGTTTTGATTTAGATACGAGACTTTCTGCTTTTTTTACAATAGCCTCTGCTTTCTTCTCTGCCTCAGCAATGATCTTATCTGCCTGTTTTTCAGCTTGGTCTGTAGCTTTTGATAATATCTCACTAGCTTCTGAATCATCAATAATCCTTTTTAGCTTGTTTTCAAAACATGCTTCTTTTGCTTCTTCTTGAGACAATGTCAGTACAGACCCACGGGGAAAATATTTCCCCGCAGAATCTGTATGTGCCCCGAGAAGTTCATAGCTTAACTTTTTTAATTTAGCCATTACTTATCTCTCCTCTATTGTTATGCGCCTGTTGCGTGAACAACACCGCAATTGTTATTTGCATCTGTTTTAACCACAAGGGCCATAGCTGCTAATACTTTGAAGTCGTGTTGCATCATATCAGATTGAGGTTGTTCAAACCATGTTAAATCTTGACCTACTTTAAGCTCAACAACATCATCACGCATTTCAACTAATACTAACTCACCATCGGCAAGTCCTGTTCCTAAACGTACTTCAGCAATCGGTGCGAATGCTTCAAAACGTTGTTTATATGTTTTCTCACCTTTTTGAGTGCTGTAATCATTGTCAATAAATGACCAGTTATCAGGTGAAACATATAATACACATGTATTTTCACCATACCCGTAGTTGTCCACTTGCAACTTAGCAATCATGTCTTGAACGTCAGCAACAGGTGTTTCTGATCCACCGCCCCAAGCATTAGCAATTGTTTTAGTGTTTCTGTTCGGGTGGTTCGTGAAACCATAAACTTGTTTACCATCAACAACACGCCCGAAACCGTCCCAACACATTGCATTGATTTGATCAGCAACCAAACGTGAAGCCGTTGAAATACCTAATGACGGTAATTGTCTTCCTGGTCTGTCTAATGTAGCTTGAATTTGTCTTTGGTTAAGCTGAAAAGACTTGTGAAAAATTGGAACAGGAACACCTTGCTCAGTGAACGTTAATCTATCACGTTGACCAGGTGTAGCTCCATCCATGTCAACATTAGCTGCTGTCATGTCACTGATTTGCTCGTAATTGGATACTATATCACCTAGATTTAAACTAGAATCTACTAAATTGTATTTAGCTAAATCTGCAACAACTGTAAGCTGTTTTCGTGCAATATCAACTACTTTTTCATCCCATTTGATATACGCTTCATGTGACAACGTACCGTTAACATTTAACATTTTTCTAGAAAGACCTGAATTTTTACGCATTTCAAGGCTATCTACTTTTCCCTCACTATTAAGTAAAAGACTATTTAATAACATTCCTGTATCCATAATATATACCTCCTATATATAGATTATAAGATTTCAATTTTAATACGTGCTTTTGAACCACCACCGCTGTTGTCTACTGCTTCTAAAGCTGTTGCAACAATTCGGGCTCCTTCAATAGCTGCATCAATACCAGAATTAACCGCTGCATCAGTGTATGTGTTGCCAGTGCTTAAAGCTGCTGCTGCTGATTTATCGCCTTTGATAACACAACCTGTTCCATCAAAAACAAGGTGATCACCAATAACAATAGCTGCTGCTGAAGCTGGAACAAAAGCATATACTTCGTCACCAGATTTTAAATATGCTGCACGCACATTATCTGCTGCCGCGTAGTCCGTGGATATAAGACCGCTAACCAAGTCATTCTCAATTGCAATTAATTTAGGTCCGCAAACCTTAGCTGTTGCTTGTCTTTGAAAATCCCCATCTGTAGCCCGCTCTAGAAAATCACCAGGGGTGATAGTTCCCGCAGCTGGTGCTTCTTTTAAATGAGTATGTCCAACTGAATTTAATAAAATAGTGTTAGGTGTAGTTGACGCCATTATTTAGTCTCCTTTACATCAAAAATAGATGGTACTTTATAATCACCATTTGTTTTAGGTTGATTAAAAGTAGTACCTCTACCATTAAAACTTTGTTTTTTACAGCTTTCTGCAAGTTTTTGAATATGATTAAAAGACATCTCTTTTAATTCTTCTTGTGTGAAAGTACTGTTTGAAATGATACCGTTAATTAAAGCTTCTTTCTTGGATTTATGCTCAGTGATAGCATTTCCTAAAAACTCTTTAACTTCTGCATCTTCAATACCATCTAAAAGGCTGTTTACCTTTTGCTCTGTTGTTTCAGACGATTCAACTACTTCTTCTGTAGTTTCTTCATTGTCTTTAACCGTTTCTTCTGTGGTTTCTTCTGTGATTTCTTCGCCACTTTCTTCCTGTTCAACTACTTCTTCTGTAGCTTCTTCATTCACTGCCATTTTAGACAAAACATCTTCACTTAAACCGTCTAAAGTTTCTTTATCAGATTCAGTAAAACTGTTTGCTGAGTTGGCAATAACATCTTGGATCAATTTTGATTTGTCCATATTGTTGTTACCTCCATTATTTTTTTGCTTATTATCACTTATGACCGGGCTATATGTGGTTTTTCGGACTACTTCTTGTGTGTCATCTCCCAACATAACCTTACCATCCGCCATAACATAGCTTACTTTATAAAAGGCATCTTTACCTTCATTCTCCATGACATATACAACCATGTCATCATATATATCAAGTACAAATACAAAAGACCCTGTTTTATCTTCTAAGGCAATATTGACCTTTTTACGTATCTCATCAAAACTTTCTTTGTTTCCAATTAATCCTAACCTTTCACCAACAAGCCGCAAAGCTTTGTTTATTTTCTCCCGAGTTGTTTTAGTTTCGTTACATTTTCCATTGCATTCTTTACAATTATTTCTCATAGTTCCGCAACCGTCCTCTATACTACATGCCCCTACTTCATTTGGAAGTAACGCTAAATGGTCCGGCCTAATATGCCGAACAACACCATTATATTTTACTCCATCATATTCACCTGAAACCATTTCTAAATTAGAAAAAAGACCGGTGGACACTTCTATAATCTCACCATTCTCAAACTTGTCAACAAGATACTCATAATTTAGCTTTTTAGCTTTCTGTATATTCAACCATATCTCACCTTTAAGTTTATTATCTTCTGTAAATTCAACATTAAAAAAAGAACCTACACTAGTTAATTCTTGTATACGTGGAGAACGTGCTGAAACCGCAACACCATTAATTTCAGGATGTGAAACCGGTACAGGTACACCATTCCAGGTTTCAACCCAATCTCTAAACTCTTCCGCCGGGTAAAAAAGGCCATTCATAACCATCTGCTTGGCGGCAATTACTGGCACCACTAAATGTTCTACATCTTCAAACATTTCTCGACGTGTCTTAACACTAGTATCAACATTGGCTTTTAAATATTGCGCCTGGTACTTGTCATCTTGCATAGTTTTATCTTATCACACTCACACCCTCAGGTACACGGTTTATTGGTACAAGTTCAACCGCACAACGGCAATTTGGCTCCCCTATCAAAGTACTTACCTTTTCTATACTGTAATATCTATTGTCACGCGAACGATGTGTTGGCCGCTCTCTACCGTCTAAACTAGTTACCCATATTGCTACTATTTCTTCCCCTAATTGAGCTTCCAATAATTCCGCTTCGTTAAGTGTTGCTAAATTTAAAGTGTTAACTATCTCTGTCCTTGCTAAAAGCCTAGAACGGGCTATGCCTATAGCATCCACCCTGTTTGTCATATTTCTGGCTATCTTTTTTATACCTTGCCCTTGTAACAGTCCCTGTGAAAGTTCGTAGTTTATTTGTTGTGACATTGTCTCGGTTATCCCTTTCAACTGTGCAAAATCTCTTGTAAAAAGAAATTGCAGCCGCTCAACATGAAAAGGAACTGTTAATGGGTTTATTTGAACAGGTACTTGATTTCGCCCAAACTCTCTAGCCAGTGAATTGTTACCTCTTTTGGATCCTCTAACATATGACTCCTCTATGTACTTAAGTAACCAATTAAGTTCCGGATTGTTAACACTCGTACTACCACTAAGTATTATCTCGGCTATAATCTGTTCTAGCCAGATATCAAAACGCTCTAACTTCTCAGGTGTTCTTAAAAATATAAAATCAGAAGGCTTTAACGCATCGGCATTGTCTAAAAAAATCTTGTTCTTTACAAGTGATGTTGTTATCAGCTTTTTTATTTGACCATATCTACGATTTATTTCACCGACTGCTCTGTTTCGTAGTGTTATTGTTCTGGTGGGGTCATTAGCTAAAAGGTTTTTAGCTTTCTTCTTCGACATCGTCCGTGTTTTCGTCTTCTATATCGTCAAAATCATCTGCATCGGGTAAATCAGATTCCCTATATTCTAACCCAAGAACATCCTCAAAAAGCTGCTCCGGTGGCATTATCATTTCAGCCCCTTGAGCATTAACATAGTTTGCTACAGCCTGCGTTGTTTTAACTGCAACCTCCGCTTTATCTATATCTGATACTGTCTGTAAATCTTTCCATTGTATTTTGTAATCATCTGTTTTTGGTTTAGATAAAACACCGTTTAAAATAAACCAATCTATAATCGGCCGTAAAATTTGGAACTCACAATAATCTTTTTGTCTTTCCATTATTCTAGATAACCAATTATTTTCATCTTGACTTGATGCTAACTGCCCTTGTTCCGAACCTGTTAAAATTCGCTTAGGTATGCCCGTTGTTGCTGATATTAAAGAAATTATCATATTAAAGTAATTTTGAGGATCGGCAATATCAAAGTTTAACGTATTTACATCTATACCTTTTGTCCTGAGATATCTAGTAAGGTTATGAGTAAACTCTTCCATGCGTGTTTCAAGCAATGCCGTATCAACAAGCTTTGTTTCTGGCTGTTGGTTCATGTGTAAACCGCCACGGGCATTTAAAAAGAACATCTCAGAACCGCCACCTACTATTTTTTCTAAGTCTATCAATCTATTAACAACCGGCTCTAATCTTGGCGTTCCAAAAACATCATTTTCTAAAACACCCTCTGCAACATGTATAATTCTGCTATGGTGAACCTCGATAACTTCACGGCTCATCATTGCTGAAGGTGAATAAGTGTTGTTTCCACCATAACCCCCTGCAGTAAGTTTATAAAACGTAGGTAAACCGTATCTTTCACTTTGTGGATCTTGATCATATTCAGATATTGAAACATTTTTTTCTGAATATGCAGACATAAATAAAATGTCCTCTTTTCTAATCCTAGAAACTAAAGGATCTTTAGGGTTTTTACCATCGCGAACGCCTATAAACAAAAC